CTCAGTTTCAAAATCTCCCTTTACCCTAGGGTTGGCATGTTCCCGTAAATCTGCCATACCAGCGGCCTCCGCTGCAGCTATGGTAATTAGACTATCATCTTCTACGATATGCTCATACACACCATCCCCTTTTTGGATCTCCGCAACGGCTTGTTGACTTTGGTAATCTTCTACCATTGTAAGCACTGGAATATCCTGCCGGGCGGTCAACGCCATGGTGATACCGGCAATCGGGGTACTTGTATAAGCGGAGCAACGAATATATTTTTCCGAAAAACTCATCATATAATCAAAGTGCCCCTCATCATGCAGGTTTTCCACCCCTACAGTTTGGGGGACTTCACCTACCGACAAACTTACTTCATGTGGGGGCCAGGGAAGAACCCATATACGCCCCTCCCCATCCGCCTTCCATTTAACTTGTTGAGGGTCGGAAAGCATCGCCCCACCACGGACATATACCCGGTTACGAAGCCCATGCCTGTCTATAGAATGCCTACCGAAACGAAATTCACCACCGGGTTGTAGTATCATTGGGGCGGGGGAGGGCAGTTCATCTGCAGAGAAGAAATGGAGATCCTTAAAATAACCGGGACGCCAGTGCCAACCACAATAATCACAAAGCCATTTAAAACATTCGCTAGGGCGTTTGTATTCAAATTCAACCCCGGTAGATTCTACTATAGGAGCATTTGGACGGACGCCTTCAGTGGTAAAATCAGGGCAGTATTTTATAGCAAGATCCATAAAAATATCGCTAGCGGACATGTTTTCATAAGCCTCTACAACCAGTTTCTGATCGATGAGTTCTGTATAATCATTACAACCCACCTGCCATACACCCACAACCTGGTTGGTGGGGAAAGAGCGGGCCAACTCTACCTTCGTAACGATGCCAGCAAAAAGTCTCCCTGCAACATCATCCTCGATGATTACTTCTTCCCCTTCTAAAGGTTGATAATACCTTACCTGAAATTGGCAGGTATCCATAATATACGTTAGGTTGCGTTCTATACTTAAAGTTTTCCAGATAATATCCGGGTATTTATTTTTCCCTGCAATGAATAAAGTTCTGCCCAATGACGACATTTAGAAACGCACCCCCCGCTTAAACATCTCCCTTTCAAATACGGAAAATATATCCTCAGCATTTCCAGCACCATGGATCACAATAGAACCAGGTTGAAATATAGTATCCCCATAACTAGAGGTACCCCCAAAAAACCCATTTGCTGCCATAGCAGGAGATAACATACCAGGCGGGGACAAGAATCCCATGGCAATACCCTCAGTAGCCTTTTCTATAATCCCTCGTAATTGGGGTATTTGTATCTCTATCCCCTTTATTAATTCCCCCATCAAGGAAGGCCCCCACTCAGTTATCCTTTTTAAAGGCCCCCTCCTCGCCGGGCTATGGGGCATGTAGCTATCTATAGTATCTGCTATGGATTCCAATTTACTAATTAGAGCGGGCATCATACTATCAATCCCACTCATAAAGTTTTCCATCAAGCTGACACCATAGTTTGTTGATTTTCCAACTAGGTCGTTAAATTTTTGGTGTATATCTTTTATATTCTTTTCCGTATTTTTACGGATTTCTTCGTTCTTCTTTTCCCATTCCAGCTTATACTTTTCCAGTTCTTCTTGTGCCTTGGCATTCATTTCTTCCAGCTTGCGGGCCACTTCCCGACGTTGCTGATCCATTTGTTGGGCAGTATCGTTGCGGATATCATTAAGCTGACGGTTCATTTCTTCCCGTTGCTTTGCAAGCTGAATCACGGCTTCATCTTTCGCCTGGGCCTGTTTCTTCTTCCAAAGGTTTACGTATTGAGTAAGTTGCTCACTCGTTAGAGTATTTAAAGCGGCTATCTCCGCCCCAGCCTTTGGCCCCATGGATCTTAATTCTTCCAGCAATCCTTCATCTATACCCTTTGCAGCTAGCTTCTGTATATTTTCTTGCCAATCATCGAAAGCATCCACTTGCCCCTCAAGGTTTTCCAGTAATTTTTCACCAGAAACCTCTTTGTGGGATACCTCGTCAAATAACCCAACAAAATTCATTAACGCCTTGGCACGATTATCTAGTTCCTGCTGGAATTGTTGGGTAACCTGCTTTTCCCGGGACATCCCCTGGGCTTGTATCTCATTAAGACGGAGACTTAATTCCGCCTGTAGATCCGCAACATCTCTAGCAAGGTTTTCGTTTGTATTTTGTACATTTTTGTTATAATCTTCTAAAGCGTTTGCCAAATCTGTATGGTAAGCCTGAGCAACCTTTTTGAGTTCATTTACTAACTCTTTGGCATCCCTGCCCTGTGTCTTGATTGATTCACTGGTTTCCTGTATCTGCTTTTCAAGGGATGCTTGGGCCTTGTACTCATCCGCTAATTTACGATTTAATTCATCTATACGCTTGATCAGATCCTGCTTGGTTTCCCCTTGAAGTATCCCCGCTTTATTAGCTTTTTCAACTTCTCTCCAAGAAGCCTCCACAACGGATCTTTGCAAAACTAATTCATCATTTAATTGCTGGTGTTTTAACCGGAGGGATTCCACCTTATCCCCGGTCATTTCCGCATAAGTCATTTCCGTTTCATGTTGCGTACGTAAAAGATCTAGTGCGGCCTTTGCAGAATCAGCAGTACCAACCCAAGCAGTTTTAGTTTTTTCAGCAGCCTCGGCAGATTTACCCCCGGCCTCCGTTGCCTTGTCCCCAACCCCGGATAAAGATTCCCCAAAATCATCCACAATAGGGATGGTGTCATCTAACGATTCCCCAGCAAGTTTTAGGCCCAGTTCCATTTCCCGGAATTGCCTATTAATATTGGCGGGGCCAGCAGCAGCACTTTCTAATTCCCGGAATCCCTTGTTAAGATCCGCTTGGCTTTTTGCAACCCTCTGAGTGATACCTAATGCCTCTGTCAATTTATTAAAAATTTTAATTATAGCATTAAACGCTGCAACAAACTTTTCCTTTAACCAATCGATCGCTTTTGCCATAGCCCCGGTTTTGATTGCAACGGCACTTGCAACGGCGGCAATACCGGCAATTACCCAAGCTACCGGCCCCATTGCAACCACCCAAGAAGCTGCCATTATTGCAGCGTTTACCGTGGCACTAGCGGCAGTAGCTACCCATGAACCAATCACCTTTAAAGATGCCAACGCCTGTACTGCAGCACTAGCAGTCGCACTAGCAGCGGAGGAACCCCATGCCGCTATCGTCTTGGCAGCGGTGACGGTAGCTTGTGCAGCTAGGATAGTGAATTTGGGCAGCAGTAAACCAGCTATAGCGGATGCAGTCACAATAACCCCGTTCCTGATCCTATCCCATACTGGGGATATTACCTTCCCCAGTTCAATTGCTTTTTCCTTGATAGTATCCCAATTTTTATAGATAAGGACACCTGCAGCAACCAAGATCCCAATTGCAGTGATTACTAACCCAACGGGGTTGGTGGTAAGCCAGGTAAATGTTTTGCCTAACGCTGTGACACTTTTGCCTATTGCCTCGATTGCTAATGTGACTTTTGGTAATTGGGAAAGCAAGATCCCTAATACATAGAGAAAAGGGCCTAAAGATGCGGCAACCAACGCAACACCTAAAGCAGCTTGTTGTGCCGCTGGATTTAAATCATTTAACCAATCTACAAAATCCTGTATTTTGGCTATTATTTCCACAATAATAGGACGCAACATATCATACACTTTCAATGCTAGTTCCCCTAGGGCGGAAATTAGTATTATAATATCACCTTTGGCGTTTTCAAGCATGGTCTCTGCCATCTCATTTAAGGCGCCATCTGCTTCGGAGATGCTTTGTTTAAGACTGTCGTAACTACTATCCAACCCATTTAGGAGAGCGTTCAGATCCTTAACGTGTTCCTTACCGCCGATCATAGCAATGGTAGTTTGTCGTTGTTCTTCTGTCATATCTGCCATTTTATCTTTTAGTTCAAACAACACGTTTTCCAAGCCTTTAAATTTACCCTGACTATCAAAAGCATTAAAATTAAGATCCTTCAACGCATTTTTCGCCCGGCCCATTGGAGAGGTTAGATTCAACAATACAGCATTTAAAGCGTTGCCGGCTTCCCCACCTTTAACCCCGGCGTTGGCAAGGAATCCTAATGCCAAAGCACTTTCATCCAACGGGACACGTAACCCTCGTAAAGTACCACCAACGCCCAGGTAGGCTTCCGCCATCTGGTCAATATCAGTGTTGGATGATCTTGCAGTTTGGGCAACAATATCTAAGTAATGATCTAAATCCTTAACTTCTATTCCCATAGCACTCATACTGTCCGTTACCAGGGAACTAGCCCGGGCAAGATCAATATTCCCGGCCTCAGACAAACGGAGTACAGGCATTAAACCACTTATGGATGTTTCTACATCCCAACCAGCCAGAGCCATGTATCCCAAAGCGTCTGCTGCTTCCTTTGCACTTTTAGAAGTAGCAGCACCCGCATCCCTAGCAGCACCCTCTAATACCGCCATCTCCTGTGAAGTAGCACCAGATAATGCCTTTACAGTGGACATAGATTGTTCAAAATCCATACCGATTTTTATAGCAACCCCTGCTAAACCGGCAACGGGCAAGGTAATATACTTTATCAGGCTTTTACCAGTGTTTTGAAAAGACTTGCCTATCGTCTCAAATTTACTCATTATACTCCCGGCAGCCTTTTCACCCTGCGCTTTGACCATGGCCATAGCGTTCTCAAACTGTGTAGGATCTGCTGTAACAGGAGCAGTTACTTCCCCTACAATAAAAGCCATATACCTATACCCCCTTCCCGGTTACATTTCTAGACAAAAAATCTTCATCCCACTCCGCAAAACTACGGTTACTTTTATCAGAATACCACCTTTGGAAAGCAGATTCAGCGGGAAGCCCCCTGAACAAAATCAAAAACTTCCTCCAAGAAAGACCGTCTGATAACCCTTCCCGCTGTAAATCGATCTTATAGTAATGCCAAAAATCGGATTCCAAGGAACCCCAGGCCCACATTAGGAGCCTGGGGTCTATTTGTTTTTTGACTGGGATACAGTGTATCCCCAATTATTCATAATATCAGGGATAAGTTTACTGATCACAAAGTGCATCTCAATATCCGCTGACTGGTCTAACATTTCAAGAAACTCTGCACCGAACATCTTTTCAATGAATTCACTCATCCGATCATCCGGAATCTCAAAAACGGTTTTCCCTTTAACCTTTTTGATACAATGCCTCATATAAAACAAGCCGAAAGAGAACGGCATGGAGCGGGGAACATCAAATACCCTGCCCTTAAACTTTATTTTATAGGGCTTGTTTTCCTCCTGGTACTCCCGCAATGCTTCGTCATAATCCATGACTAGCTCCTGTTCTTGCATATTAGACAATTCTTCCGTTTTGTTATTAAGGAAGGCTATCTTTTGTTCGTTGGTAAGTAATTTATCCCCCATTATAAGCACCCCTTCTTTTTATTTTCTTTAGCTTCCTGGGACAACATCGCTTTTACTATTCACCCTAAAAGTTCCGTTAAAACGATACACACCAGAAATGGATCCGGTTTCTGCATAAGCCGTGAAAAACCCGGTGTATTCTACGCCATAACCAGTATTACGGGTATGCTTGATCGTAACGGTATCCCCAGATTCTGCAGCATCCCTTAAATCAGATTGTCCCTGGTCTGCCCCAGTAGTACCTTCCAAAGCAATTCCTTCCAAGGTAACCGTTTCGCCTACGGAAATGGCAACAAATTGTTGTTGCAGGACGTAAGAACCCGCCACAACATCCCCTGATCCGGTAACTTCTTCCTCATTGATGGAAATTGCCCGTTCAAAGGAAGAAACCTTTGCAACAACTTGACTATCTACCTCAACTACGGTACCGGCAAATTTAATCTCGCCCATAGACATATCCCAACCTCCTGTTAATGTTAATTTTAATAATTCTGTAACAGATACACTTTCCCCAGAAAGAAGATATAACCAGGTACAGGGGCCTAAAAAATCGTTCCAAAATTCACATGAAGGATCTTCTAAATTGTATTGTTTGCTTAATAAAAGCCCTTGATCAAAAGGCTGACCCTGACTTAAAGGCCACCTGAATATATCATCCATCTCCTCCCCCCTTCCATGCACCCTTCCCTAATTCCTAAAAAGGTCTCCCGTGGAGGCAACCCTTAAATAATAATGAGCAGTCCATTCACTTCGGCCCTTATCATCCATACCGATATTATAGGGGGCAGATGCCACAAATACGGCATTGACCATTGCCCCATTATCAATAAAACTTTCCCCACCAAAACCGGCAAGGCTTTTATGGATAGACATGATTTTGTTTCTTGCTTCGGTATTTATCACATTTCGGACTATGATTTGTACGCCAAATTGATCCACGGATAAAGCATTAGATTCCTCTATCACCGGGGCGGACGTATCATACACCGTTATACAATCACTAGGGGAGGCCGGTTGAAAGTTCAAAAAAAGATCCGTGTTTTTGGTTCCATGGTTTAAAGATGCAAGATATAAAGCTAATTCTTCTGCTATCATTTCAACACTCCCCCCAACTCTATTTGGAGGGCCTTTGTTAAAGTGGGGGAAATTAGTTGGTTATAGGGGTCTCTTAAATAAAACCGTTTCCTGCCCTTTTGAAAACTAGCACTATTTTCATGCCATCGCAAAGCATAAGGCACTATAGGATGCCCAGTACCTAATCCCCCACCAAAACATATTACCCCCTGGGGGGATCCATCGGGGGCCATTAAAACCATACCGGAAAGCATTAAAGTACCTTCATCATGAGGAACCTGTTGACGTGCAGCTTCTAAAATCACATAACAGGTTTTTTGGACAGCTTCCCGGGATGCCCCGTTTACCGCTTTCAAAAGCTGGGGGCCTTTCCAATTTTTCCAACCACCTTTAGCCATAGGTAATCATCCTTTTTACTTTACCGATATTTCATAATGGTGGGTTTTGCCTGTACGAGGGTCATCTATTGGGTCGATTCGTATAACTTCCATACCCTTCCGCTGGTATGGGGCAGTCTGATCTATCAGCCAATGTTCATGGGCAACATCTATCTGAACATTACTGGGCAGGAATACCGTTGCAGAAGCGGTAACATCCTCCCCCTGTAAACCAGCCACAATCCTTTTTCCGTATTCCACAAACCCGTTTGTCCTGAAATGGGTTACATCTGAAAAGGATCCCTGCCAATCCCGTGCCCGTTTACGTACTTTAAGTTTATGCGTCATTAGCCTGCCGAAAGAGGGCATCATTTTGTTTTAACCCCCCGTATAACAATACCGGAACTAGCCAAAACTGCATCTGCAAGGCCCATCCTTTCTGGTATCAATTGTCCTTTTTGCCCATGTTCAGTGACGGAAAACCTGCCCAATGAGATGCTTGCTGCAGAAGGAGAAACATCCCCGTTGTCATAAAGGAAAGATACCATTTGTGCAACCCATTCCTTTACGGCGTTTTTACGGTATTCAGGTAATCTATCCATATCTAGTTTCCAACCATCCCGGCCTACAGAATGGTTACCAATACGGGCATCCAGTAACAAACAAGCCCGTTTTATACGCTCCTCAGTAGCTTCTAGTCGATAACGGAAGGTTATATCCGAATATTCCTCCGGGGATATATACATAATTTATCCACCCTCTTTAAGCCGTTGGATCAGCTCGTCCCTGCTGCCATTAGCAGGAATATCCTTTTTTTTGCACAATTCCTGTATTTCCCGGTAAGGTAAATTCTCAATCCCTTCCTGTTCTTGATCATCTTTGTTTGGCGTGGATCTTGTCATTGTTTGCGGTACGGAGTGGTCAGTTTGCGGTTCTGGAGGTTGTTGCGTTTCTTTTATAGGGGATATTAATACAGTAGGGATAACGGCATTGACACGGATAAATGCACGGGCGTGTTTTCTATCCATGTTTACAACATCCCCTATTTCCCGTAATTTACCTTTATAATATCTTCGTTTCTTAAAAGTAACTTCCATATTAATTATCACCACCGAAAAAAAGAATTAAAGGGGATAATATATAATCATCCCCTTTTTTATTAACTACCGGGTGTACCCAAAATAGCGAATGGGTAACGCTCATCCTCATCCATCTGAAGGCGGTTGATTGGATTCGGTACCTGCCAAGCAAGACGCATTACCGCACGGATACCAACCATATCCATCTGAGGCAGGTTATAAAGGATGTTACCGGTGAGCGGATCTTGAATAACCGCTTCGGTAAGTATCTTCCAAGTAACATCCTTCCGAATGGCGTAAATTAACTGAGACCAGTCACCGGAGATCAACATACTGCGGGATGGGTCAACTGCGCCATTACGTGGGAAGATCATTGGTTCCCCGTCAAGTTCGTAACGGGTACTTCCCTGCATACCTTCCTTGAATAGAGATTTAAAGAGTGGAAGTTTCTCACTGGGGGAACGTAACCCACGAAGTTTGCCACGAAGGGCCATAGATGCCACGTGCCCATTCACCATAAACCCATCTTCTTCAACTTTAGCAATCAAACCGTTTTCACCCATGATCTCATCGTAAAGATCCCCACCAGAACCACCAATCTGAACAAAGTTATCGGTAGATATAGCAGCGTGGTAGATGCTATCCGGCCAAATTGCAGGGGCATCTATTCCGTAAAATACAGCTTGGTCAAAAGCTAGTCCGAACGCCTCTAACAACTTGGGTTTAACCTGCGCCCAAATATCGTAATCACTGTCATCCAACACATCTTCCGGAATGGCGACGATTACGGCTAGTTCCTCAGCATCCAGGTATTTGTTTTCCCACAACGCTTTAGTGGTACGTTTGAAGTTGAGGTCATCATCCCCATAGTAAGGAGCAGGGGCCGGGCCGGGGTTTACAAAGTAAGCCATAGGCAGGACGGAGAGTACAGGAATCCTCCTTTGCCTTCTGCTCATATCCGGTGCCCTAGTCGAGAGGGTCATTACTGTAGATGCTTCGGGGACATTTTCTACAATCTCACGTTGGAATTCTTCCGGCATTAGCGCCTCTGCGCCGGAACGTGGAATAAAAGTCATTTTAAATCAACTCCCTTTAAAATTATGTTCTTCCTGCGGCTTTACGAATTAAATCGTTCATGCTGAAACCGCCTTTGGAGCCCTTATCATCGGACTGGTTATCCCCTGATTTTTTCGGGGGTTCCTTGCCAACCTTTAATTTTGGATTAGATTCCATTGCACCTTCGATGATACCTTTTAAATCCTTGCTAAAGTTGTCATCATCTACGTCAAGATCATCAAGATCCCCACGGTATTTTAAATAAGCATAAGTCAACTCCGGGTCGGCTTCTGCTGTTATTGCAGCCTGCATAAACCGATTATGCAAACGCTCCTCTTTCAGTTGGGCTTTTAGACCGCCTAATTCTTTTTCAAGCTGTTCCGCATCCGGTTCCTGATCCTCTAGACCAAGAGCCTTCTGGATTGCTTTCAATTGGGCATCCAGCTTATCCACTTTCTTTGCTTCTTCTCTTTTTTCCCTGCGGTATTTAGCAGCTTCCGCCCGCAAGTTTTTGACATAGCTTTCATCAAAACTTTTTTTATTATCCGGAGGCTTGTTATCAGGATCGTCTTTATCTACAGAAGGTTTAGTAACAGATTTATCTCCCCCGTCATCCTTATCCTGCTTGTCCGGATTTCCAGAACCGTCCACATCTTCCCCAACATCCGGATCATCTGGATCTGGATTGTCATCCCCGGATCCTCCGCCTCCAGCGAAAAGTACCGGGAATTTAAAACAGTTATAATAATGAATACCAAAATCTTGTAATAGTGCGCCCACCTAGGACACCTCCATCTTTAATTTTTGCCTTACCTGAAGGCAATAAAAAAACGGGAAACAAAAAAGAGGGGTTATTTCCTCTATCTCATTTCCCGTTCTCGGTTTGGATAGGTTTACCTATATTATATAATAATTCCCCGAAAAAGGCAATATTCTATAAAAAACACATAAGGAAACTAATTAATCTAGCTTTACATCTAGCTTTACATCCTTATACGCCATCTTCACGAATACAGGCTGTCCACGTTTTACCACCACAGTAGCCCTGCCCCATTTAAGAGTATCCCTAAAAAAATCCAGTAGATTTCTTTCTTCAACAGTAATCTTAAACTGATCGTTTTGGTCACTCATCTTTCTGTTTCCCCCTTTAGATTTAGTTTATATCCACAACTTTCCCATCCGCTGTTACCTTCTTGACTGTATGTTTCATTTGCCCACAACCGTGACACTTGTATTTATTGGTACTAACTTCTATCTCCAAGTTTGAATAGAATAAAAAATATTTCCTGTAGCAATCCGGGCATATCTCAAACACAGGCAATTGTCATTTCCCCCCTTCTTTTATACTCAACAACACATCAGCGGCCTTCTTGCCGGAGACACCACGTAATTCGGAAGGAAATATTCTTTCTATAAATTCTGATTCTGCTGTCTGCATCCCTTTCACTAACGCCGTTTCAATCATATCAATAAGCTCATTCATACTATTGGCATGGTAACCTATCCCCTTATTATATATCTCATATTCTAGATTGCCGGGGGAGAATTTACCCAGCACATCTTTCTTGCAGATCCAGTCAGGGAAGATGACTGGTTTACCCAATGCCCATGCTTCATAGATGGTGGAGCCGGCATCTGCTATGACCACATCCGAATCTAATAACTCCTGCATGGTAATATCTTTTTCCCTTCTAGCAGATGGATGATAAGCAATTCCTGTTTCATAGCAGTTTGGGATCTCTTTTATTAATTTGTTACATTCAGGATAACTTGTCCTATTTTTAAAAGACTTATTGTATGCGTGTGTCGGTGCCCAAACTACGTAAGGCTTTTCCCTTTTCTGCCGGGTGTATTCCCCCTGGAATATGGGGTCTAATTTTGTGTATCCTGTCACATGCACTTGTCCTTTGTATCCCCCTTTTTCAATCCGTTCTTTCCATGCGGGGCCGGGGACTAGTGCATGAGAAAAAAAGGAAATATGCGGCGCAATCCAGTAGTCTTTATCCCCAATACCGTGACTGATAAACACATCATTGGGGCCAACCAAACACTTTCCATGCTGGATAATACGTTTTTCAGAGAAAAATCTAACATTCATACCAATAACAGGATGATTGTGATACCCAGCAACACCTTCCGGAAGATGCTTTATGATCGGATCAGACAAAGAACGGATAACCTTTCCATAAGTAGTATTAGGGGAAGGTGCGTCATATACAAAATTGATTTCGTGGCCGGAATGGAGGTCGTTTATCAATTTTTGATTGTTGGATTTATTTATCCTTAACCCCCTGGCAGCACGAATATTCCTGAATCGTCCGGAATTGGTTTCTATCTCTATTTTCTTTTCAACGCCTGGGGGGAAGATGAAGCCGGACACTTCAATCGGAAAATGTTGGCTATTCATAACAGTAACTATTGTCCTGATTTTAATCAAAACCTCCTAGCTTGTATAATTTGGTTATCCAACATTGTCCCATCTTCTACAATATCCACTACAAACTGGGCTAGTTCTTTTGGTTGCATTATATTTTCAGGATTCTCATCTGGTGCAATTTGCTTTCTTAAACTGGTTGCTACAGCACCCGGGGCTATGCAATAAACCTTGATCCCGTATGGACGAAGTTCCTCCGCAATGGATAAACTAAAATTAATTACTGCAGCTTTGCTAGCAGCATAAGCGGATCTACCTGGGCGGGGGCCTAACCCTGCGGTGGATGCAATATTAATTATTTTACCACCTTTGTTTTTAGCTATCCTGGCATATTCTTTGCAGCAGTAAAAGACACCGTTTAGGTTTGTGTTGATTTGCCTTTGCCATGCTTCGGGGGATAGTTCTAGGATGCTGCCCATCTCTACTATTCCAGCATTGTTGATCAATGCTTCCGGGGGGTAGTCCTCTAGTTCACTAAACGCATCCTTTATACAATCATAATCGGAAACATCTATCTCGTTCCATTTACTAAAACCATAGTAAAAATGCCCCCGTCTGCAAAGTTCCCGGGCTATTTCCCTCCCGATACCCCTTTCACTTCCAGTCACTACCACATTCATCATCTTTTACATCCCCACTCTTTTTGATAATACCATACGGAAACAATGCAACCCTAACCCAGTGATCGCATTGTTAGGAATTGATTTGTTTACATCCCCAACAAAGTTAAACCCAGCATCTTTAACGAATCGCTCCATCTTTTCAAAATTTGTAGTGGGATAGTCCAAAGTTAGGATCAACTTACCATCATCTTTTATTACCCTGCTAAATTCATACAGGGCTTTTATTTTATCAACATCCGACAAATGCTCCAATACGGAAATGCAGAATATTTTATCAAACTTTTTATCCGGGAATGGCATCTCAATTATATCACAACATTGCAGGGATAGTTTGAATCCGGTTATATCTACATTGAATACACCTAACTTCTTCTGCATCCTTCTTCTTATCTTCATCAATGAAGTTACCCTTTTATCTACATCAACGGCGTGGGCTTCCCTGCATCTATGTGCTAAATAAAATTTGAATGGATGTTCTATTCCACAGGCAGCATCCAAAACCACATCATTTTTATCACAAAACTGCATGGCCCATGCGTATTCATAAAACCTGCTCCACCAAGTTGCAGGAATGGGGAAGATGACTTTGTTTACTTTTTCATCTTTCGTTGTGAAAAATCTGGAAGTCAGCATAAATTTAACATCCCCTTATTCCTTATTATCATATTGATCGTTGTAAATTGCTTCTGCAATAACCAGATCCAGTGGGGTAGTGATTTTGATATTCTGTTCTAGACCATCCACTAATACCGTGGATATTCCCTTGGTCATCTTTAATACTAATACGGAATCGTCAGAATAATCGTTTGTGGGTACTTCTACATGAGCACGGCGTAACATCTTCGTTTCAAACTTTTGGGGTGTTTGTACTTCCCCCACAAAATCACGGGGTATGTAGTTTATAATTCCATCCACATAGGATAAAACGGAAGATACCGAAACGGATACAGGAACAACAAAATCAGCATCTGTATTTATCACATCTTTGACAAAATCTACCGTGATAAAGGGGCGGACAGCCTCCGCTATTAATACATAGGAAGTGGTAACCCATTTTAAGCCGTTAAATACCGATTCCTGGCGGGTTAAACCACCTGGGGTAGGTCTTACCCTACCTATGAAATTAGAATCGAAATACGGGCTTATTAGGGCCTTTACTTCCCCTTTGGACATACCATTCGGGTACACTAAAATAACATTATTGATTTCTTCTATTTGTTGAAGTATTTCCAAGCCATGAATCATGATAGGTTTACCACCTATACGGGCAAACTGTTTGGGATAACCTAACTTTGCCCTTTTACCTTGTCCACCAGATAGATAGATGACGTCAATCAATCCTGGTTCTCCCCTTCCCTCATATACAAAGGTTTCCATCCCCGGTTAATACATTCCTGCTCAATATCCCGGCGTTGCTTAAACCAGTCTTTTTTAGTTAATTTTGTAGGGGGGCTTTTATGGGATGCTACTTTCTGCCTACCATAAAACCAGCCGATAGTATTGCTCCATAATTCCTGGTTATCTTTTGGGTGCGGTGGGGCGTATGTTGGGATACCTGCATTTTTCTGTAATGCAAAAGATAACTGGATATCTTCGGCGTTCTCGAAACTGATCTGGGGCTCCATCCAAAAGTAACGTAACCAATCAGTTTTTAAAAACCAACAATGGCCACCATAATCCAATTCTGTTATTTCCTCGTTGGGGCCTCTCCAACCTACCCATTGCGTCTTTTTATCTTCTACCGTTCCGGGGGATAACCTTCTACCCACTGCCACGTAAAGCCCCGGTTTTTCTTTCATGCAATTTAAACAGTTCTCAAACCACTGTTTACCTGGGATGATATCATCGTCAAGTATTGCAACGTATTCTGTATATGGTTGGGCAAGTAAAGCTAGTGCAAATCTACCATGGTAGAAAAAATTGTAGCTGCTGTTTACCAAGACAGTTTTTTTCGGCCTTTGGATATTTGCTTTTTCTGGGGCCTTATTTTGCCAAGTCCAGATATGCTTCGGTGGGATGGTTTGGTTGCTTAATGCTTTTACTTGTTTTTCAAAAGTTTGGTGATAACGTCGGTAAACATTCAAAATAGCGGTAATCATCTTCTATATCCCCTTTACAATCTCAAAAGGAAGTTCTGCCATCCACTTACATATTCCCGGATATACCCCTTTCCAACTTCTAATGCCTAGGCAGGAATGGGTTATCTTTAATATGCTTTCTCATTGTTGATTGCCATTCCAAAACCTTGTTACTTGCTTTTACTGCTGCTGCGTCGTTGAGGGAAGTTATACCCCGCATCTTCCAATCCCTTATTTTGCGTTCTATGTACCTCTGTTTTTCCTGCGCTTGGTATGCTATTTCCTGTCCCTTTTTGTAGCCGTGTTTATCTATCAACTTTTGTTCCCCGGGATCAACCCTCAATTCCTGATCTGGAGATAAATCAGGGAAATAGGCGGTAACTGCGTGAGCACAATTAGGATGGAAAAGACCAGAAGAAATGGCATCCGAAAGGTAACCGTCATAATCATGCTTATGGTTGTCATTTATTTCAGTGGTTTTAAGGATGGCCCCTTCCCACGGGACACATAAGGGGCAGGCCCTAAAATGACTAGAAACCCTAACCAAGTCATAACCATATTCTTCATAACGATTTAACTCTGCTTGTACAGCAGCATGGGATGATACAGTTCTACCTACCATCTCAGCATAGGCTTCAATACTTACTTTCCGACCATTTTTGTATGTGACAGATTTAATACCCTGGCGGGCTAAATCATCCAGCATTTCTTGGGAAAATTTTCTTCGGGTAAAAACATCTGATTCTTTAAACATCTTATCCCCAGCTTGTACAGCAGCATCACGAAAAAGATCCCTGGAGGTTCTCAATACCTGCAGGGATGATCCTTCTAGGCTATGATAAGCTGCACGGCGGAACACGTTATAAAAAGTCAGGTGGTTTGGGATGCCACTGGATTTAAACGCTTTCTTGACCGCCGGGGGGATTATTTTATCTGGGAGGAGGGGGTCACTTTTACCGGCCATGGGCAAAGAGTTTGACACAGGTTTGTCTGGGGGTGTTTGGATATTGTATTGCTTGATAACATCATCTGCTTTTTTAACCCCCTGCAGGTACGACGTGGCTAGGTCTTTGTCTGCCCAGTCTTTCCACTTTTTATTCCAATCATTAAGGGCTTCACCTATAGCCACGTTATACTTGCGTCGGGCCTCATTGACGGAATCCGGGTTGATGATTAATTGCTTGTGAACATCTGTTAATGATTTAGCAATTAACCCGGTCAACCGCTGTGCGTGGATCCCTAATATTTTTCCTGGTACCTTGGGTAATATACGAGGCAATATATTGCGGGTATTCATAAAATTTGAGTTCCCCCTTACAGATCCCTTTTATTCGGTTCTAGTTAAAAAGGATCTTTCCGTCCAACATTCGGTACCTTTATGATTACCATCCTGGATCTTGATTTCGATACCGTCCAAGGTGGTAGTTTGCAAGACTTTGGCGGTGGTACCTTTTTCCACCAGAAATATCTTCCCTTGCAGTAACATTTCTTCCATACCCTGCTTATCTTTCGCCCTAGCATATTTCGCTAGTTGTTGGTGATTCTCCTTACTAGTGGAGCATACTGTTGAGTTGGAACTGCCCCCAATTTCAACGGTAGCCCCCGGTTCGAGAATTGTAGATGAGGAACCATCTCCACAACCAACCACCAACACGGCACATAACAAAAACAATACTATTACGGGAATTGAACTTTTACATAACATCTTTTTTATCATCCTTCCTTTTCTAATCCCATAACAATTGCCTCCTTATATATTATTAACTCTACCCAATATTTATTATACAAATATCAATGAAAATACTTCTTATACATTCTTCGTCTATGCTCCCCGCTCAATTGGGCATATATTTGTGTTGTCTCCATCTTGCTATGCCCAAGCATCTGCTGTATCACTTCCATAGGTGCGCCATTATCTAATAAGTGGGTAGCGAAACTATGACGAAGTCGGTGAGGATACACATTAGCCTCTATTCCTGATTTCTTTGCTACCTTTTTAAGGATATACCGCATCTGATCAATGCTTATCCTTCGATAAGGTCGTCTTACGGTGGCAAATAAAGCTGGACAATCATCTTTTCTACTTTCAATATATCTTTTCAGGTGGATTGAGCACTTAGTAGTAAAATAAACTTCCCTTTCTTTATTCCCTTTGCCCATTACCACCAGGGCCTTTCTGCCCCAATCAATATCTAAAATATTTATGGTAACCACTTCCCCAATTCGGCATCCTGTATTGTACAGGAATTCAAATATTGCCCTGGATCTTTCGTCATAACAAGCATCCCTTAAATATTCAATATCTTCTTCTGTTAGGAATTTTGGAACCCTTATCCCAGTTTTGGGTTCCTTGATAGACACCGCCGGGTTTTTGTTGATATACCCTTCATCTACTGCCCAGCGGAAGAAGGAGCGTATGAATTTGATCCGGTAGGCAATACTGTTCGGTTTGAGATGAACCTGCTTGACAAGATACTCTTTAAGTAAGTTCCTATCAAAATCACCTAGCTTTAGATCCTCTGGGTAGTAATCCGCTAAAAGACCATACTGTAATTTATACCCTTTCAAAGTACTCCGTGAATACCCTTCCAGTTGCTTATCCCTTTCATAATATTTCCAAGCCTCTGAAAACTGCATAATAATATCAACAACCTTTCTGCTATATTCCTCCGTTGATACTATTATACATTTTGGGTTATATTTTCCCGTTGGGTTTATTATACACCTCATTATACTTTTTCAGGGTTTTTTGCGATTATGTTTCCACTTTATCACACTCCTTTATCTCATTTTAACACATCCGTTTAACACATCCGTGCGTTAAAATGCAATTTTTAATGCAGACAATTAGCATTAAAAGTATAGAACTACCGCAAACTCGTTAGCTGAAAACTACTCCTGTTCTTCCCCATCCAGCATCTCCTGAACCTGCGCCCGCCAGCGTTCAGGCACATCCTCAATCGTCATTATGCCAGCCAAAATCCGTCTATAATATATCTTAGCCATTTTGCAAAGCCTCCTCATTTGCTGCCACAATTTCAGCCAGTTCGATAGCAGCGTCTTCCAGATCTTTTACTAGGGACTGCAGAGCTTCATTTTTGCGTCTTTCTTCTTGAAGCTGTTCTCTTAGTTTTAATAACTTAAACATACTCAACCTTCCTTCCATAAGTTTTCATAAAACCTATCCATACTTAAAATCAAATTATGGGTATTCCCCTGCTTGGCATGGGCCTTTTCTCCTTTTTGCCTTTTTGTAGCATAGTCTCCTCCTGTCCTCCCGCAGAGCTT